CCGCACTCAGTGACGGCTTTGGGCGCAAAGTGACGGGCTGTGACGACTTGAAAAACGCAAACCGTCACCGTGGAACGCGCAAGCTACAAGCGAGGAACAGTTTTAGTGACGGAGTGACGGTTTAGAATTCAACTTACCATTAAATATTCTATCAAAAAGCAGAACAGCACCTTGGCACCCCTGTGGACGAAAAACGCCGTGGTTTGGTAATAGCAACTGGCGTTGCAAACCGTCAAAAGCGTCACCAAATGCGTTCTACAACGCTAATTTGGGCGTTCCACGGTGACGGCTTGACGATTTGAAAGCGTCACAGCCCGTCACACAAGCCGAAAATCCGTCACTCCGGTCCTAGACCGACGGGGGCGCGATGACCCAGCCCTTCCAATGGTTCGTATTCTTCCGCGTGATCCGTGTGTCACGGAACTGTTCATCCTCAAACAACCTCCTGAGGAGGGTGCTGCACTTGGAATGTGTGAACAGTTTCTTAGCCATCGTTGCCACATTACAGTGGCAACCTCCTTCGCCTGTCAAAAGCATCTGCAGGCTTTCCGCCTTCCCCCACCACACTTTCAGCCGCTGATCGCCGCTCATAAGCTCACGATCACCGATCATCTCCCACAGCTTCCAAGTGAGCTGCTTCTGGGGCCCGCCCTGCTCCTCATCCCACGGGTTCTTGTCGAACTCTGCGGAGTCGATGAGGCTCATCAGCTGGGCCGCAGGAGTATCGTCAAAGAGCTCCTCCTTGATGAAGGGCGCGTGATACTCACGGAAGCCGAATCTGGTGGCAATGCGGCCGTCTGGATAAGTTCGCAGGTCCTCAGGGATCTGCCACTCATTCATCAGCCAGTGAAGATAATGAGGCAGCTCCTCAGCCATTGTGTCGCGGAAAATCCGCCAGCTCTCTTCCGTGTCCTCCTGGATCAGGGGCAGCGGCGCGGCCATGCAATGGAAGATCAGCACCTTGTCACCAAAGTCAGGCGTGATGAGCGGCAGGCTGCGCAGCTTGTCCGGGTCATCGTTGACCGAGATCGTCAGCCGCCAGAACGGACTCACTGAGCAGGGCTCAGTTCTCATGAGCCTCATGCGCTGAGCAGGATTCGCGACCACCTGCTTGATCTTCTCGGCTAGGCTCGTGCGGTCCACGGTGCGCTGGCTGGGTGTCGGGATCTCAGACAGCATCAGGTGCTCAGCCTGGAACACGTCGCCGTTGAACTCATCGCCCTCAAAAAGGAACTTCTGCGGATCTGCAAATCTGCCGTATCCACCCAGCAGCGGCGTGATGAGCTGCTCTTGCAGACGGTTTTTCCCGCAGCCACCAGGTCCAGCCAGGATCACCGCATGGCCAGCGCGCCAGTGCCCAGGCTTGCCGCTGCGGATGGCCTCGGCAGCGATCTTGCACCAGCAGTGAAACCATGGTGTCTGATCAACACCGCCAGCCGGACGACGATCAAGGCGCCCTTCGATCAGCAGCTTAATGTTTGGCCACTCTCCAGGCGTCGGCTCGATCAAGCGTGGCGCCTGCTTCACCAGCACGCGCTCACCAGAGTCCAGCTCATGCACGCCGCTGCCATATCCAGGCAGGCTGGGCAGCACCTCCTCAATGGCCCGGTTGCGCCGCACAAAGAGCAGCACCTGCTTGCTTTCGCTCAGAGCCTCGTTTTCCCTGGCCTTGATGGCAATCAACCTGTCAGGAAGCGCCCGCATGGCGTCGATCGTCGCGTCTTTCGTCCAGCGCGACCACCGGCCATCATCGCCTTCCAGGTAGAAATTATCGCCGTCACCGGACTTCCAGTAAATCCGCATCTGCTGGGCAATTTCCTCAGGATCAAAATGGCGCGGCGGCACCGCTGAGGCCCCCGGCACAAACACGGCAGCCCCTTCGTCACCGGTTGGCACGGCTCCATGTCTGGACGATGCCTCAGCAGCCTTCTGATCTTTGGATTTTCTTCCCACGTTGGTTGGTTGATTGAAAGTTGAATCGCACCAGGATCAAAAATCCCAGTGCAGGAAGGCGCGGCGCAGATCGGGACTCTCCAGGACATCCCGGCCGCACTTCGCCAAATCGTTGAGGTCCTTCACCAGCTCGCCATCGCGCAGCCTGAGGCCTTCCTCACGCACCTCGATGTCAGCCGCTGCACGCGTGCCGGCTGACCATTCCCGCACATGCTCAGGGTCAAAGATGGGGCCCGGGTAAAAGGTGGTCACAGCGGCGCCAGCCTCAGCGAGCTGCGCCCCCCATCGCCTGGCCGCCTCCAGGCCCGGCATTTTCCTCTTGGCCGGGTTCGGGTCATCCTTCGGCAGGTCAGCGTCCACCATGATGCGCACTCGTTTCCCCTTGAAAAAGGGCAGCGCATCCTCACGGATGCGGTTGCTGGCACCAAGCATGCAGACCACGGCCACCGTCTGCACCATGCGAAAGCGGCGCAGGAAATGGTAGGCAGCCAGCATGTCCGGCCCGCCTTCCACCAGCATCACCGCAGGCCTGCCATTCATCGCAGCCGCACCGAGAGGCCAGGCCTTGCCCCGGGTGCTCCATGTCTTGATCTCTCCACCGTCCTGGCGGACATACTTCGCGTTGTCCAGACGTCGAAACTCAGCGGTGTTCCGCGTGTGATCAATCGCGCACCAGGACGGATGCGCACCCGCCGTGCGTGGCAGCCATTCTCCGCGTGTCGGGTAGAGCGGCCACATGGAAAACGCTGCCCGCTTGAACTCACGGGCCGCCATCCAGACCGCTTCCATATCCAGCCCACGCGTCTTGGCAATCTGCGCGCACTCCTCTTCGCGGAGGTGCCTCAGTGGCGGGAGTGACGGTTTTTCGAACTCCGGACGCTCAGAAGAAGGCCGCCTTTCCGGCTGCCGCACCCGAGGCGCGTCCACCTTGTGAAATTTCATGCCGTCGCCAAGAGGCACCCCGGCCACACCCGCCAGATCCGTGAGAGCCTGCTTGAAATCACAGCCTTTAAGCTCCTGCCAGAACGCGAAAAAGTCACCATCCCAGCCGCAGCCAAAACAGTGGCCGCGATGCTGGGCATCCTTGTTGCCGCCGACCACAAAGGACGGTGACTTTTCCGTGTGAAACGGGCAGCAGCAAGACCATCGCCCCTGCCCCGCCTTGCGAAGCTCGACGCCGCAAAGCTCAGCCACGGCCCGCATGTCGAGCCGTGCCAGCACTTCGAGTTTCACGTCGGCGTAGTCTCTCATGACTTTGTTGATTCAATAAAACCGCGAGTAAAATCAGCCGCGTATGACGACGAGCTGAAATGCCGATTCAATTTCCACGCCGCTGATAGGCGTTCCGCCTTCGTCGTCGAGACTGCCAGCGCTTTCAAATCTGACCTGGGTGTCTGCATAGTTTCCAAGCTGCGCGTGCGCTTCCTGAAGGCGCTGGATAAGTTCGAGTAAATTCATGCCTCAATTTTTTTCACGGGTTTCGGCTGGCCTTTGCGAGGCAGCAGAGGCCCCATCATGCGCGGGAATCGCTCAGCAAAGGCCGCCTTGGTTTCCTGTCGTGTCGATGCCCATTCAAAGCCGTCCACCTGCAACGGAAGGACATCCTCAGCACGCTCCAGCGTGATAAGGAGAAACTGCAGCATGGCAGCCGCGATCTCGTCTTCCGTGCAGTTGGCGACCGATTTCAAGCCTCGACCCCCAGTTCAGCCAGCATGGCGTTGATGGTCTCCAGCGGCCTTTCGCTGGCGTCGGATTCCGCGCAGAGCAACAGCATCAGGGCAATCCTCATGCCGCTGCGGTTCACCTTGTCCTTGGCAATCCAGGTCTTCAGCGTCTCTACATCCGTGATGCCCAGCCAGGCCTGGCAGGCACCAGCGTCCACATCGGTGACCAGTCTCACCAGGAAGTCATGCAGCAGCCTCCACGGGCCCTGACTCATGCAATCAGTCGGATTGGCAGAGAGATGCTCAAAAATCTTGCCCAGCTTGAGCCGCATCTCATCACCCATGGAATCATTATCGAGTTGAGACGTGACCTCAGGGACTTCAGCCGGAGCTTGCTGGGCCTGACCCTCTTCATACTGCTCATCAGCGCGCCGCATCGAAGGCCGGTCTTCCTCCTCCGGCAGTTCGTCAGCCTTCTTCATCGCAGGCTTGGGCGCATCTTCCTCGTGGGGCTCCTCCGCCGGAGCAGACTGCTTTTTCAGCACCTCCAGCGCATCGCGGATCATCCGCTTGTTCACCAGCAGCACATGCCCATCCACATGCAGAGGAGCCGGACACACAAAGATCGGCACCTGCAGTTCCTTGGCCACCTCCTCCCAGAGTCTGCCCAGGCTGTCCTTCGGCATCGGGATGTCAGCCAGCTCGTATTCAGGCTGCGGCTGCCCCTGCTCACCCAGGACATACTCCATGCGCTGCTCAAACTCCACGATCTGATAGCCGTCACTCACCCGGAATTTCTTCTTCAGCGTGCCCTGCTTCTTGATCCAGCCTTCGAACCACTTGCGCGGCCGCACAAAGGTGTATTCGATCAGGTTCTTTGCTGCCTTGAAGCCCAGCGGCTCATTCGTCACGGCATCATGCAGCACCAGCTGCACCGCTTCCTTGCGGGCGGCGGCATCAGGCACCTGCAGCACCAGCTCAGCCACATGCAGGCTCAGCGTGCCGCGTGCGAGAGCCTCACGCCCCGTCTGCGGCAGCATCTCACCGAGATCAAAAAGCAGCTGCACGCGCTCCTGGCTCATACCCATGCTGGGCGTCAGCTCCTCGACGGTCAGACCGATGATTTTCACCCCGTTCTCCACGGCGCGAACCTTTTCCTCTGGATTGAGCGGCACCGTGTGCCCGTGATCCTCCAGCAGATACTTGTAGGCCGTGGCCTCATCCTCGAAGTGATGCACCACCTGCTGGCAGTCCATCCAGCCCAGGGCCTGCATGGCGGCAAACCGACGATGCCCCTTCAGGAGGTAATCGCCATCCGTCCGCTCCCAGACGTGGATGGCATCTTGCAGGCCGTGACGCTGCAAGCTGTCCTGCAGTTCGTCGAGGTTTTCATAGGTGCCCTGACGCGGGTTCAGGCTCCATTCTTTGACTCGGCTCAGCGAGCGCATTTCGGTGGTTTCGGTGGTGTTCATGGGGTGAAAATTCAAAGGTCAAATTCCCAGGCGTCGGCGCTCCTCGGCCTCATGGAGCGATTGCAAGTGCTGGCGGATGGCCGCCGGGCTCATCTCGCGGAACTGTGGCCGCATGGCTTGCCTCGGCACACCGTCCACGCGTTCCGCGTGTTCACGGCGGAGCTCCTCTTGGGCACGCCGCTGCTGGTCCAGATCCTCATGGCTCGCTTCTGTGCCCTCTGCGTCATCTGCGGATGATTGACGGCGGTTCCCGTTGCCCATCTGGGCCGCGTGATACTTCGCCCGCGTGGCCGCACGCTTCGCAAACCACATCTCCGTCATCTGCTGCGCCTCCTGGTGGCGGAGCTGCCCGCGTCTCACCATCTGCGTCACCACGCTCTTCATGGCCGCGCAGACTGCCGAGCGCGGGTTCTTGGCCCGCAGGCCCCAGATGTCGCGACCAATGACCTCAAAGCTCGGCAGAGCCAGGCGCACAGCGCCGTCACGGCAAAAGGCATAAGCCAGCAGCGTCACACGGCGGCCAATGTCCTCAGGCTCCTGCTTGGGCCCATGCAGGATCAAATCGACCACACGCTGCACCTCATCCATCTCCACCTCATCCGCATTGATCCTCATCGAGGCATGGGCGCCCATTTCAGCCCGGCTCATGTCCTGGCGCAGGGCGGCTGTCAGACGCGGCAGGCAGCCGGGCAGCAGGCGGCTGCAAAGAATCATGGCCCGCAGGCCCATCACCCGAAGGGCTGGGCGATCCCCGACACAGGCGGTGAGCACCTGGGTCAGCAGCGCGGCGCGGAAGGTCCGGCTGCCGGCACCATCCACGCGGGAAGGATCCAGCGCCGCACGATCAATCATCTCCGGCATCATGACGGATCACCTCCTTCATCGTTGCTGGGCTCGATCCTTTGCTGCCAGAGCATCAGCTGCGGCTGCAGGCGCTTCCGCTCCTCCTCAGCCGTGGCAAAAAAATTCTTGGCCACCGCCAGGCCCGTGCGCACAGCGGGCATCTCATCGCTGATGAGATTGCTCAGCTCCACCAAAGTGAGATCAGGCTTTTCAAGCGCCCCGGCGATCAGCCGCAGCACCATCGCCTGATGACGCAATTCAGCCTTTGCCCGCTGCATGTGCTGCTCAGGCGTCAGATGGATGAGCAGGCGGTTGCTCATGCCGCGGACACCTCCTGGTTCACGCGCTTGAACTCGATCACCCAGACCCAGGGGTTAGCATGCCAAGATTCGGGGCCATTGATTGTCGACCACAGCGCCCAATACCAAGCCACGGGATTAAACACCCCTGCCACATTTGGGAAGGGGCAACCTTCAGCCATACAATCCCCACGACTGATGTCCTTCAGCCTTTCCACACGCACTTCCGTCACCTCCAGCGTGATGCGGCTGGCCCATCGGGGCATGTGGATGGATGGTTTCCACGGGCCTTCATTGTCCGGTAAAGACGCACGATACAACGGCTTGCCATGGTGCCTTGAGCACTCGCAAGCGTCGTAGCAGGCACATTCAACCAAGGAGTCATAAAGCCTCCACGTCTCCCGCACCCAAAGCCTGTCTCCTGGCTTGCCGTAGGGGCAAATATCGCGGTGCGGGTTGTAAGGCTCATTGGACGCCTTCAGAATTCGGCTCACGTCGCCCAGGTCAATGGGGTCAGCGAGACTGAACAACTTGCGGACACCTCCCGCAGATGGGCGGCTCACGATGTCGCCTTTAATGATCCGCCGTGTCTGAGTCTTGCGGCCTTCAAGGATGGCCCGGACCATAGGGCCGGAGAAAAGAATGGGACGCTCTTTCACGCGGACACCTCCTGCGTCAACGGCTCGGTTCTCAGTTCAGCCAGTTGCTGGATCACATGAGGCAGGCCCAGGCCGGCCGCTTCCATGTCAGCGGCGGCGGCGGCGGGATCACGCACCATCCATTCGCGGAGCGTCTCCATGGCATGCCGCAGGTGCGTCAGGGCATCCACAGCGGCCAGAGGCTGGGGAAATTCAGCGGTGGCATCGGTGCCGGCAATCGCCTGTTCACCAAAGGTCCAGACGCGCAGCATGACGCGTTTTCCGGGCGCAGGTGACCACTCCAGCGTCAGGCCATGCTTGGCAGGCCGGAGCACCGTGGTGCCGTCAATGTTGGCCAGGGCCCCTTCAGGCACTGGCATGGGTGTGAGTGTCGATGACATAGAAAGTGGACTTGGGGATGAGGGTGTTTCAGGCCGCGCGCTGGATGGTCCTGGCTTTTGCTTTTCGGTTTTTGATGAGCGCCGCCTCAGCTTTCGTGAGGCCCTCCAGGACCATCTGCAGCGTTTCCAGCTTCAACTTTGCCCCCAGCTTGTGGCGATAAATGGTGTTGCTGTGGATGCCGGCCAGACGGCACATGTAGTTCTCCGTCACGCCCTGGGCGCGGATGCGCTTGATGGTCTCGGTCACGCGCAGGTGCAGCGCCGCGTTCTGCTTTTCCTCTTCGGCCATCTCCAGCAGATGCTGATCCACCTGCACCATGGCGGCGCGGATGCGGTCGCTGGTGCCAACCTTCAGCCAGGACTTGCCGCCAGCCACCAGCTTCTTCAGCGTGCACGTCATGCCTTTGTCCACAATGGCCGCCACGCGCCAGACCTCGCGACCGCCGCCCAGGGCCAGCCAGGCTTTGATCTCCAGGCCCACCGGCCTCCCGTCCTCGGTGCGGCCCTTGGTCTGCGCGACACGGTCCTTGCCCTCTTCCGTCATCGGGCGCGGACCACGGCGGCGGAACACGTTCGTCGTCCACGGCTTTTTGCGGGGCTGCTTCTTCAGCAGGCGACCGTCCTCCGTCTTCACCACCTTACCATCCGCCTCATCGTCGCGGTCCAGATCGGCCACCTCAGGCTCCACCACATCCAACTCCGGATCGTAGAGCCCCCGGCGAAAGAGAGCAAAATTCAGCTTCTGGAGATGCGCGGCTTTCTGCGGCGGCATGTCGGACCAGCGCAAGCCGCGAAAGGTTTGCTGCCAGGGCGGCAGATGGGACTCAGAGGAGGTCAATGGTTGCGTGCTCATGAGAATGTTGGGTGGGGATGAGGGATGAAATTTCACGCGGCTCGGTCGATCCATTCGAGCATGCAGCTTTTGAGCGCTTCCTTGATGGCCGCAGGCCGCGTCTGAGTGGTCGCCAGGATCTGCTGAAAGGTGCTCAGCAGCCCGCTGATCTCCGTCAGCTGGGCCAGCTCCTGGGCGTTCGGGTTCGCTTCTTCGGAGGTCGCGCACATCTCCATCTCACGCGCCAGCTCCTCCACGGACATGAAGGCCATGCCCTTCGATCGTTGCTTGCACCAGTGCCACAGGCCGTGCAGCGGAATGCGGTCATCCATGCGCGTGGCCGAGGGCATTGGCACAGCCGGCAGACCATCACGATCAATCATCGCCTGGATGTCCTGGGCCCGCTTGCCCATCCACCGCGCCACATGCGCCTTCGTGTAGAGACCGGAGCTCATGCGGCCCTCCTTTCCTCGATCAAGGCTGCCCTGGCATGAGCTTCGGCAAGCTTTGGCGGCACGGCATTGCCAATCTGCCGGTGAATGACTTCCTGAGTCCGCCCCTTGAATTGATAGCTGTCTGGAAAGCTCTGAGCCCGGGCATTTTCGCGCCAGGTCACCATGCGATAGCCAATGTCGAGCACACCATGCCCGCCATCAGAAAGCTGCACAGCCAGGCCAAAACGAGGCTTGCAAGTCACCGTAGGCATTGGCTCTGCCGGGTTGTGATGCCCTCCTGTGCCGTAATACTCGATGAGCATGGGGCTGATCAGTGCGTGATGTTTACCACTGCAGGTCACTGTTCCAAGAGGGCGATTGATGTCAGCTACCCTTGAGCAAGCGTCATCTGAGGTTCCTCTCAACGTAGCAATGAAGGGCTGAGCCAAGGCCCAGGTTTGGCCCGTCACGACAGTGCCAAGCGGCTGATCAATGCCACGCACGCGGTTAGGGCGGGCGTCATTGCCAAAATTCCCCTGCACCAAGTAAGGCTGCACGACAGCCATCTCACCACGAGCGCAGGTGACAGCACCGTAAGGCCGCTGCAGGTCGCGCCAGCGTGCACCCCCGCTGTCGCCATGATTGATCTGCACCAGGAAGTTTTCAATCCCCTGTGCCCTCAATCCGGCCTCGATACGCTTCAGCGTGTTTTCAGAGAGCGGCTTGGATCGGGTGAAGATCGAAGGGCATGGAATGCTCCAGTCGATCACATGATCGCGGGCTGAGAGCCATGTCGGCAATCCATCACTGAACATGTCAGCTTCCGCAGAGGACTCTTGATGGGTATGATCCGGCCAGACCAGCCTTGTGCCCCGCCGTGCAGCCTGCACAATCAGACGTTCCCGCGTGGTCGGCGCGCCAAAGTTGGCCGCGTTCTGAATCCTCCACTGCACGGAATAGCCCAGCGTGCGCAGGTCATTGACCCAGTTCAGAAAAAGCTGCCCCTTCAGCCGCTTGATCGGACGGCCATCCTTGTCCAGAGGCCCCCATTCAAGGAATTCCTTCACGTTCTCGATCCAGATGCGGGCTGGATAAATGCGTTCCGCCCAGTCGAGCACACGGCGGGCACCACAGCGCCGCTGGTCATCCATCGGCAGGCCTCCACGCGCACGGCTGTGGTGAGTGCATTCCGGGCTGGCAAAAAGCCAGTCCAGCTGACCACGCTTAAAAAACCGCTCAGGCCTGACATCATTGATGTCAGCGCACACATGGCGAGCTTCAGGATGATTCGCGCTGTGCGTTTCAATCGCCACATCCCAGTGATTCACGGCTGTCAGATCAAGTCTGATGCCAGCCTCTTCGGCTGCCTGCATGGCGCCGGTGCTTGTGCCGCCCGCACCGCAAAAAAGGTCAGCAGCCCGGATGATCTTGGAGCGCTTCACCCCTCACCCCCTTCCCTATGAGGATACAGCCGATGCTGAAGAAGCTTTTGAGCGCGTGACAACTCTTCCGTCAACTGGCCGTAACCGTAAGCAAAACTCAAAATACGGGCGACACTCACACTTGCCTCGATCCGTTTCAAAAACTCACGGCCAGCTTCCTCAGCCCGCAGCACCTTTTCTTTGGCGGCCAGGATCTTCCCGCTCAGATCGAGCAGGATGTCCTCGCGCTCCTCTTCGCGGATGCAGCCTTGATAGGCGACCAGCAGGCGTTCCATCGCGGCAAAGTCATCGAGAAACTTGGAACGGATCACGACTTCACTCATGGCCGCGCCCTCCCTGCTGAAGATTCCCCATCTCCGGCATCTGCGTCATCTGCGGATGTCTCATTTCCCGTCTCAGGATCGCGGCGTGCCAGTGCCCGGCCACATGGATCATGAAGGCCAGCACAAAGCTGCCAACCATCAGAGTGATCAACCCGCCCAGGATCGTGGCCGGCTGTTTCCGCCGCCGCCTGGGGCGCGTGCGGATGACGGATGAGGCAAGGTTCAGGGTGCTGCTCATGCCCGCACCCCCTTCCCGCGCAGAGCGCCCTCGATCGCCAGATAAACGGCCGCAGCCAGAAAGGTCGGTGCATTCACCGTGACCCTGCTGGCTGCTTCTGTCGTTGTTGCAGCGCCCCGACCTTCGAGCGTGACCGACGTCCCACGCACTGCATGTCGGCCCCCTTTGTGTCTTCTCAATGCTCCGACTGCTGGTTGTGCAGCCAGAATGGATGATGATTTCATGTGCCTCTCGGTTTGTTGGTTGCTTGCCGCAGAGCCCCTGCGGCGCGGGTTTGGGGGGTGTGTCCAAAGTCAAAGACTCAGCGGCCAGGCGTGGCCGTCTCAGGCCAGCCCAGCAGACCCTGCAGCAGCCGCTGCCACCAGCTGCCCGCGCTCGATTTCTGCGCGGACCTCAGAGCTGCCAGTTGATCCTTGGGGCCGTTTTCCAGCAGGGCAAAGCCGCTGTCCTGCATCAGGATGTCCAGGCGGCCGTCGTAGCTGTGCCAGAGGGTGATCGGCAGGCTGGCACCGCCCAGCAGACGCCGCGTGGCCGGATCTGGCGCCGACAAGGCCGCCTCGATGCGCTCCCACATGTCTTGCCGCGGATAGGCCGTGGCCACACGCACACGCTGGCCGTTGATGGTGCGGGCCTCAAAATGGGTGCCGGTGGGGAGGGTGATCATAGGAAAAGCAGGCTTGCGGTTGAAAAACAGAAGCGGTCAGATGCCGGCATGGTCGAAATCAAGATCACCATCAGCCGCACCCCTCGGGGCAATCACCTCATCACCGGAGGCGTCAGCGCCGTCGTCGATATGCTCCCCAGCGAGCACGACATTTCCGTTAAGATCCGGAATGGGCTTGAGGTGCTTCTGCCCCTCCTCACTGAGGAGAGCGGTTACGGCCTGGAATTCATGCTGTCCGAGCAGCTTGGCCCGGACGGCGGGGCAGCGGAGAAGTGAGGCGACCCGGGCCTTGAATGCCTCCGGCGTGGTCGGCTGAGTCGGCAACCCCAGAGGCACCATCAGGCAGGTCAGGGACCAAAAAACAGGCGAAGCAGCGGCAGGCATGGCAGGATGAGAGCAGAGTTGGAGACTCAGGCGGCGGCAGAGGCGGCTTCAGCGGCCACGGCCTGGCGGGCGCAGCGGTCGGCGTGGTAGCGCCACATCAGAATGCAGCTCTGGGCGAAGGCCCGGGAGGACTGGGCCGCACCGTCAAAACCCAGGTTCTTCCAGCGACGGAGGGCGCGCAGCGCATTCAGGAAGGCCAGCATGTAGATCGTCATTCGGGTCGGCTTCATGGTGGGATGGGGGATGAGAGGGTCAGGCGGCGGCCTGGGGGGCCAAAAGTTGGGCGGTCAGAACTTTGAGGCCGCGTTCGAGGCTCAAGCGCATAGTGTCCTGCTTGCTCAGCCCAATGACTCTGGAGGCTTCCTCAATCTGTTCGTCCAAAGCAGCTGGCAGCCTGACGGGGATGCTCACGGTCGAAGGTCTTTGTGGACGCGGTCTGTCGCTCATGTGACCCATTGTATGCAAAACGCATACAATGGCAAATAAAATGTGTGCAAAGTTTATACGAGATGTCATTTTGACTTCGTGAGCAGCCAACCAACCGTTTCCTTCCCCATCCGAATTCCGGCGGATTTAAAGTCTCAGATCAGCACGCTTGCGGCTGATCTTGGAATCTCGGAGCAAGACGTGATGCGTCTTTGCCTGCGAATTGGCCTGACTGACGTCCAATCAGTCAACAAAGAGCATGCAGCACTAGTGCGCGAAGCTGCCGAAGACATGGGCAAAGCCTTTTCCGATTGGGCGGCACATGAAAGCGGCTCTTCAAAGCCCAAAGCCCCCACCGTGATCAAGGGGCCGACGCCTGCCAGTCCTGCGGCTTCGCGAAAGCCTATCACCTACAAGCCGCTAGAGGACAATTCACTTCGGGTTGCCGAGCGTTGATTCCGTCCAACGTCATCCAAGGCCCGTGGTAATCCCACGGGCCTTTTTTATGGCTGCTACTCAAGAGCAATGCTCAGCTCACGCGCTACCTGCTGCGCCTGTTCTGGCGTCAGCCCCAGATAAGTTTTCCAACGTGTTTGGAACATGCGCACAGGCACCATTTGAGCTGCATCAGCAGGCGTGCGCCCTTCCACGAGAAACTCTTGCATGATTGGCCCGCCCAGGAGGTTCTTCCCGCGCACAGTGACCACCCGGAAACACTTACCCGCCACCGTGGCATGCAGGCTCTGCTGCACCATTTCCGCTTGCGGATCGGCCAGGTTGCCTCGCAGCAGGCGGCGCAGGCTCGTCTCAAATCCAATCGCCTCCCCGGTCGGGTTCCCATGCTCACGCTCCGCCCAGCGGCTGAACACGGCCGTGATGACCAGCAGCACGCCCGCCAGGATCAGCAGCACTCCCAGCCGACTCCGGCGGCGCGGCGGCGGCTCAGGCATGGGCGGTGCTGATCGAGCCACCGCAGGCCCCGCCGCGGCAAGCTGATCCGCCTCATGCAGCGCCAGCTCATCTTCCAGGCTGATCCATTCACTCTCACCACGACGGCAGACCTGGCTTTCAGCCGTCACAGATCCCGCCGCAGACATCCGCCGGAGCTGGGCCAACGTGAACGGCCCCTCGGCATCTTGGCCGGGTTTCCGGGACAGCCAGTAGGTGGTGACCATGTTTAGCTGGGCTTCTTGCGGTTCATGTAAACGGCTCCAATGATCTGAGCCAGACCCATGCTGATGCTTGTGAAGCCAGCACCGGCATTTCCCTGAAGCAAAAGATAAAAACCACCTGCCAGAAAACTGCCGCAGAGCAGGAATCCCATCAGCAGAGCGGCCATGCGATAGACAAACTCGAATGTGTCACGCCTGTTGATGGTGCCATGGCGGGCCTCCTGCTCCTTCTCCGCCATCGCCGTCCAACGGTTGATGAACCCAGGGAAAGCCTGCTCCATTTTCACGGTTTCATCCGCTGGCGGAAGCGGGCCGGAATAAGTGCTCTCAACCGTCAGCTGTTGTATTTTGAGCTGCACCTGCCGCTCAATTTCAGCGACCATCAGCTTCTGAACGATCGGCGGCGGCATCGACGGATTCGGAGCCTGGTAGAGCGCCGCGTGTTTGGCTGGATTGGTTTTCCTCTTCATGCTTTGCGGTGGCATAAACTGAGCTCAAAATGCCTGCAGCGGCACGATGATAACCAACGGGATTCACACTGATCCACGGCGCAAACGTCGGCGCTCCTGGAGCTACCAGGGCGCAGATCCCCTTGGAGAGATGACGGAGGGCTCGACTCACGAGCTTAATTTTCATACCTTTTCACCTCTGTCAACCTGGGAGTCCCTCACCTCACAGCAAACCAGGCATCCCCGTCCTCTCGCCTCAGAGGCCGCCTGTAACGCTGGCGGATGACGGTCTCTGAGTTGCCGCACCACTCAGCCACCTCACCGCGCCCATGGCCCTGAGCCAACCGATAGCTGATGTAGCTGTGGCGCATCACGTCCTGTGTCCATTCCTGGATGACCCCATGCTGCCGCAGCAGCTGCGCCAGATTCCGGGCATCGTGCATGCGCACACAGTGCCGCGCCTTGCTGATCTGCTGCACGCCCCAGGTGCGGATTTTGGAGCGCTCCAGCAGCATGGGCGCGATGTTTTCCGGGATGGGCACGAACCGTTGCTGCATGGTCTTTTGCGCCACATGGGCGCCCACGTTCAGGTAGCCGCGTGTCCAGTCGAAGGCTTCCCAGGTCAGCCGCTGGATCTCAAACGGCCGCAGGCCCATCCAGCAGCCCAGGAGCAGGTAGGACAGCATCTGCGGATCCTGCTCACGCACCAGATCCAGGGCACGCTGCGCCTGGTCCACCGTCCAGATGTCCGGCACGCGGTCAGGTTCCTTCTGCTTCTTGATCGTCTCGCCCGGGTGCTTGCCATCGGCAGGCAGCATGTGCCAGCGGCGGCATTGATTGAGGAACGTCTTCCAGGTCGCGAGCCGGTTGTTGCGGAAGCGCGGGCCCGGCTCATCACCGGACTGCAGGCGGCGGTTGATCCAGTCGCTCAGCATGTCCTCGGTGATGTCGCTCACACAGAGCCCTGGGAAGGCCTCCGCATAGGCTTCCAGCTCCTTCCGCATGCCTCCGCGATACATTCCAGCGGATTGCTCGTGCAGCGCCAGGAAACGCTCCACAGCAGCCTCCACCGCCGTGCGTTGGATTTTGCCATGACCCGCCTTGATCCAGGCCTCAATTGCCCGCGACACCTGCGCCCAGTCACCAAGCCGCTGCACACCGTCCGCCAGCGTGTCCACCGCCGCGCTGAGTGATCGCGCTCCAATCACGCCCTTCAGCCGTGCAATCGCCTCCGCCTCGATGACGGAAACCATGCGCGCACCCGACTTGCCGGCCAGCTCACGCACCCGCGTCTTGGCAAGCTCCATGGCCCGCTCTTTGCTGATCGCCGTGGTGGACCTGCCCTTTTTCGCCTCACGCCAGCGCACCACCCAGAGCCCATCCGACCGCTGCCGGACCCGCGCCGACGCCCCGCCAAAGCTGACGATCTGCGCAGCGGTCCGAGATTTGGCGGATTTCATACCCGCTTTTACCCTCTCCAAAAGGCCAGGAAAAGCCATTTTCAGCCCATTTCAGCCACCCTCTAAGCAACCTTAGATTCCCTCATACTTCCCTCATTTTCAACATTCCACACCGCTTTTTGCGGTGGTGGAGCTAAGGGGATTCGAAGGGTTTTGAGGATTGAGCTTTCGAGGGGTTTTCAGAGGGCGTTTCTAGATACCCTCTTTTTACACTTTCAGGCGGACGGGAAATCTGTCTTCAGTTCACCGGTCAAAAACAGGTGCCGCTCAGCCTGGCGGCGGCGGACGAGACCGGGCAGGATTTTGCCACCGCCACGAGTCCAGCGGAGAAACTGTTCGGCGGCTCCTAGGCGGTCTCCGGCGTTGAGTTTGGCCAGAAGCGTGGACTTGCCCAGGGATCCGGTGTTGAAATGAAAACTCACCAGGGCGTCCAGCTCATGCTGGGCCACGGGCACCTTGAGCAGCCGCTGGACGGCTGGGCCGTATTTGGTCTCGAGATCAAAGGCGAGGAGCATTTCCGCCTGGTCGGCTGTGATCTTGCGGCCTTTTTTCACGGTGCCGTCGTTGTGCTTCAGGCCGGTGTGACCATAGCCGATCGTCCAGATGCCAGCCGGGCATTGATAGGCAGTCAGAAAAAGGCCTTCGAAATGCTTCACGAGCTGCAAACCCAGAGGAGAGACGATCATGCCTGCCTGGAAATGTCAAAGCCCCCAGGTTTCCCAGGGGGCTCGTGAATCTGCGGTTGCAGGGTCTGCGGAGCTTGCTTGTCCTTCGGAGTGTTGGTCCCGTAAAGCAGGGCCTGCCAGATGCCGATCAGGCCGCCACCGGCTTTCACGGCCTGGAAGGCGCGGCCCAGGACCATGATGCCCACGGTGATCAGGGCGATGGTGCCGCGATGCTGGGCAGGCACGAGGGAGGAGAGGTCAGTCAGGATTTCCATGGCGTTCGGGGCGGTGAGGGTTCGGGGATCTGGGGCCTCACTTGGCGGAGGTCATGTCCGGGGCGTTGAGGGAGCGGGCGGCCTGATAGTCGACATACCACTTGGAAAGCAGGCCCAAAGTTTGAATGGCGGTGATGCCGGTGGTGTCCTCGTATCTGGCCTGCAGCTTGCCGAGCTTGCCGGCCGTGGCGCTGCCGGGCTGCACGCAGCTCGGAAGGCTGAGGCTGGCGACAAGGGCAACGATCAGAGAAAAAGGACGGCGCTGGCTCATGCTTATGAGCGCATGTCAATTCTGGCTGATGCCTTCCTGTCCTGTGATTTTAGCGGCCACCCGGCTGGGCACGCGGCCCACCTGACTGGAAATGCCGTGGAGCTTGCCTTTGATCTCGGCAACGTCCCTGCCCAGGTTGTCCGTGGTCGAGGTGATCTGCCTCAGGTCGGTGTCATGAGTGTCGAGACGCCGCTCATGCTCGGTGATCTTGGTGGTGATCATGCCCTTGATCGTGCCGGTGGTGTAGACCTGAACGGCGATGGTGCCAAGCAGTCCAAGGATACCGAGACCAAGAGTGAAACGGGCAACATGACGATCGCTCATGCGGAATGTCGAAGGGGTTTCAGTGGGCGGTGCTGATGATTTCAGCCTTGCGTTCAACGGTGATGATGGACAGATCAACCAGCCGATTGAGCCCGGTCTGCACGCGCTCGTCCGACGGATGCACGGCGGAAAACCAGGTGGAAAGCTCCAGGCGTAGCGCGGCGATGGTCGGATCTGTGCTGAGGGCGATGACGGCCTTTTCCAGCATCGTGAACGCAGCCATGAAGTCCTGGGCGTTGTCCCATTGCAAAGCTGACTGGCGCTCTTGCTCCCATACAGTCAATGCCTGAGCCCTCGCGGCCTCGATCTCTTCTGGCGTTGGCCCTGGAAGGCCATCAGCAAAGATGAAGGCGCCGTCATCCACGACAAACTGGCGGTCACGCCATACGAGCCTCACAATGTCAGCAGTGGAAAGTTCCATGGTGTCAGTCAACGGGTATCACATGAAGGGCCGCGCCGGAAAGAATGGTGGTGCTCTGACCGGCTGAGCTGAGCTCTGTTTTCAGACGTGGAACAAGGGTTCCATCCGCCGAAGCGGTGAACATTCCAGAAATGCGAAAAGGCACATTGGTCCTGGCAGTGGCAGCGTTGGTTTGATGAATCGTGTCCCAGGCCGTGGCGCGTGCAAATGAGGTTGTGCCAGTGCTGGCGGTGATGATTTCACTCTGCACAACGATGTTCGTTGCCGTCGGACCAAGCATGGCAAAACCAGCATCTTCTATGCTGCTTGAGGTGCTGTAAAAGCCGTGAAAATCAAAGTGATAGGTTTTGCCATTCTGCACTGAGACAGCCAGACTGCTAACGCTGGCAAGCGATGTGGATGTTGAGACAAAATCGCTGGCAAGTCTCTTGCACTGCGGGCGGTTCGTAAGATCCGTGAGATAATCGTGCGTATGACTGAATGAAGCAAAACCAGCGGCTGGAGTGCCTTCGAGCAGCGCAGCGTTCACCGCCGTGACCTGGCTGCCCTCGATGGGGAGAAACCGCGGATACGCATCGGTGCCTGGCGTCGTGACGACGATTGCGATGTTGCTGTTGTCGGTTGTGGACGGCGCGGACAATGCACCAGCGGGCTGGTCAACCGTGGTCGTGTTACCAGAGCTGGAGGCATTTAAATCTGGATCGGCAGCGAGAGCCGCAGCCAACGCTAAAGAAAAGTCGCCCGAGTTGCCGGCGCTGGAAATATCGACTTCGATCAGGCGGCCTGGAGATGGCGAGGCTGGAGCAGATCCGGAGTTGTCGATGTCGAACCAGGCTCGCACGGTGGCTCCGGTGATAGGCACGTCAATATAATCGCCGTCGAGATCGCTGGCCGAGCTGGTGTTGATCGTGATCGTGCTCACCTGAGCTACGGCGGGCACGGTTTCAGTCACACCCTCACCGAGCCCGTCGAGCTTGGTCTTATCTTGCGGCGACATGAATCCCGCAACAGAGGTGCTCGCATTGGAATGCGTGTGACCGCTGGCAGCCTTGTTGTCGAGCGCGGTCTGCAGGCCACTGACGTCACTGATGTTGTGCGTGTGACCGTTGGCAGACTTGCCGTCGAGCGCATTTTGCAAACCACTGACATCCGCGATGTTGTGAGTATGAGTGCTGGCGGCGGCGCCGATATTGCTGCGGGCCTGGGTTTTTTGCTCCGTGGTCAGCGTCTGAGCACTGTCAAAACGCACTGCCCGGGCGGCCAGCCAGGCATCTGTCTCCGCCTCCGCAGGATCTGGCGCGACATCGTCAGGGCGATTGTAGGCATTGATGACGGTGCAGGGCATGTGCACGCGCTCCGTGACACTGTCCACGGTCCATTCGAGCTCAAGCACCAGGTCAAGGATCGGCTCATCGCCCAAGAGCGCGCGCAGGCTTTCACCGTCGATGGACTCAAACTCGAAATCGTATCCGTCTCCGTCGTCGTTTTCAGCCACGCTTTCCGTGCGAACCAGCGCCGTGCCGGTGGGGGTCTCCTTGATCGACAGGACAAAGGCCGGAGAACTGAGCAAGGCAGGCTCCTCACCCGGGGCAAAGAAGCGGATGTGACAGAGCCACTGCGCGAGGAGGGTGAGGGTGATTTCAGGCAGCCCGGCGCCGGTCGTGCCTGCACGGGCCTCCCGAAGGGTGGTGTTGATGTAGATCGTGGACTCCACGGAGGTGGAGTGGTGTCAAACCAGGCCAGCCATCAGCCGATTTCCGTCAGCTGCGCCCAGGATCCTGACTTGTTCACGCCGCTGGCAACGGCGGTGGATTTTGCCTGAATGACGACATCCCCTGCGGTGGAAGACGTGATGATGATGAAGCTTTGCATTTGCGGCCAATAGTCTGCCGCAGACCCAGCGCTCAGAGCATCCACCAGGAATCCTGCGTCCGTGAAAATGTAATCGACAGGCGTCAGCAGGTAGCTGCCGTCTGTGGAGATGGGCCGCCAGACACCGTTGATGGTGCTGCCCGCCGGGCCATAACCACGCACGGTCATCTTGGTGGCGGCCGCGAGATTGAAGCCGAGACTGACATCCAGCCGATAGACCTTATTCGCCTCGACAGCGAGGGTGAAGAGATCCGTGTAGGCAGCTGAGAAACAGTTGGTGTTGGTGGTCTTGCGGCTGAGCGTGGGCGCCTTGCCGGAAAAAGTGATGGTCTGCGCACCCTCATTCACGCTGCGAGTGATGCGGTTGCCAGCAGGCAGGCGAGTTTTCAGCCAGGCCCAGGCTTCAGAGTCGGCGGTGTCCGGGGCGGCATCGCCACTTTCCGTGATGCTGTTGATGGCTGTGATCTCGATCGGAAAACTGCGCCTTTCCGAATCCTCACCGTCAACAGCCCAGGCGATCTGAGCGTAAAGGCGGCGGTTTAGCTTGCTGCCCAGAGCCGTGCGCAGGGCCGCCGAATCGAAAGCGGTCTCGAAAACATAACGGGTGGTGGCACCGCTGCCCTCGGTGGTCCAAGCGCCAAGGCTGACTAGCGAACTGTCATCATTCAAGGCATCTTCAGCTTTCACCGAAAGGCGCAGGCTGTTGGCACTAAGACTGGCGATGGCGGCCGGGCGCCCGGCGGTGAGAAAGGTGCAGCGAAGCACAAAATCCGTGCCTGTGAGAGCGATCAACGGGGCCTTGGCATCGGTTTGGCCCGTCTCGGTGTGAATGCTGATGGTTTGAGCCTGCATGAGGTGGTGGGGGATGAGGGTGGGCGATCAGTCGAGGCGGGTGAACTGGACGCTGGCGCCCGCTTTCGCGGTGACGGCGGAGGCGGAGATTTCTGACGCAAAGCGGGCCTGCACATAGCCATCCGCGCTGGGCTTGATGAACCCTTCAATGATGGCCACACCGCCGCCGCTGGGGGTGCTGGCATTGGAGGCTGAAGGCTCATCGTAGCTGGTCATGCCATGATTGACCGTCTCCGTGCTGACGGTGAGCGGGTATGAGCTGCGATAGCGCAGCTCTGTGGGCGATGCCGGGCCGGTGATGGAAAAGCGGCTGCCGGTGGTGGTGACCGCCGAGGTGTAGGGAATGGCAAACCGGAAGTGGTAACGGTGCCCGGACTCCACCGGAAACTTCAGGTCCGTGATGTCCGCGATGGTGTTGGCAGAAGCATTGTCGTTGACGACATCGGCCGTGATGGTCACGAAACGCGGGGAGGCCCAGGGCCCGCCCGCCTCGATCGGCGTGCCGGAGGCGGGGAAAGTTTCGTCACCCTTGAACAGGACGTTTTCAAGGTAGAAGTCCAGGATCTGGGTGCGCTGCCATCCTGCCGATGAAGACGGACGCCAGGACAGCTCTGCCCACAGCAGCACGGTCTCAGGCTCTTCCTGGTCTTCGTCCCATGAGAGCAGCTCCTTCAGCTCATCGACGTTGTAATCGACCAGGCCGACGAACCGGCCAAGATCTGAGTCCCAGGTGAATGTCTCACAGCCGCCAAGGATGTGAGCAGATCCAAAGAGGCCCTCAGGCTTGATGCACCAGACGAATTCCTCCAGCTCGGTGGGCGTGATCGGCAGCCCCTCGCGCAGCACTTCGATTTCCAGCCGTGACCCCTCACCGTATTTCTGGCGAAACTCAGCCAGATCCTGCTGATACCCGGCGGAGACGATGAGCTTGGAGGTAGAGAGTTCGAGCGTGAGCTTGGCCATGGTCAGGATCTGGAAGAGGCTTGGCGTTTCTTATCAAGCAGTGTCATTAGATGCTGGTGGAGGTCGCGGAGATCTGGGACAAAGACGAGTGTGCTGCCGCGGGTCGGGAGGTAGGGCGTGCGGTCGCTGTAGGGCCTCAATGCCTCCAAGCAGTAGTCGGTGAAATCTTGGAGATCGCGCCGGAGGACGGGCCCGATGGATGAGCGCGGGCGAAACGGCTGCGGCTGCTTACCCGCAAAACGTGAGGCGGCGGCGGTGGTGAAATCTCGCACACCCAGCGGCGGTTCATAGGCCCTGCCGAGCTGGGGAAACAGCCAGCGGATGTATTCACGCAGCATCCACTGATGCAGGACACCTGCAGACCTGCGCCAGGCAAAGGGCTCTGTTTTCCGGCGGGCCATGGCGGCGTTTACAGGATCGGCACGGCGATCGGGTTGTATTCGAACGTCAAGGTGTAAAGCCAGACATCCTTGTCCAAAATCTGATCCGCCTGCACAGAGGCAAGCTTCCAGCCGGCCGGGTAATTGTAGGTGAAGCCGCTGGAGCTATACCAGGCGGTTTCGTCAAAAATCGAATAAGCGGTGATGGGCACTCTGGGCGGCGTTTTCTGCATGCCCACGCGCTCAGTAGGTGGCGGCGTCAGACTCAGCGCCGTCCAGACGATATTGACTTTGCTGGTGTCGAACGACGCTTTGAGGGCTGACGTCCAACCATTGAAAACGCCATCCTCGTCCGTGAAAATTTCAGGAGTGGCATGGCCAAGTGTCACGGTGCCGGTGGTGTTTACGGACTGCCCGTTGACGGTCACCTTCAGCTTGCCGGGCTTGGGGTTGCTGTCGCCGTCCAGGATGATGCCCTTGTAGTCGCAGGACACCCGCCAAACGTGGCCGTTGAGGTCCTCCTTGGTCGGCAGTCCAACGCACCAAACGTTCGGGTGATCGGGATGGACGGTGCCAATCGTGAAGTCATCCGGGCGCGTGGTCAGCCATGTCTGCGGGCCTTCATCCCAGCCTTCCTCCGGCTGGGCCAGGGAGGAGCTTTCAAGCTTGTGGGGGCCGCGCCTGAGGCCCTCGGCATTCATCTCGTGGATCCAGCCGGGGCCGTCCTGGCGTGACACCACCTCCTTCAGGCGCATGTGAGGGAAGCCGGGCACAATGCCGCCCTCACTGAAGCTGTCTTCACGATCCGTGCGGATGCTCTGGCGCAGGGTGTCCAGGCCGCGCTGGCGTTTGGCGATCTCCCGGCCGGCCAGGAGAAGGTGGCTGCGGTTGCCGTGCTCGATGTAAAACGGAAGGGCCATGCGTGGATGAGGTCTCTCAATCGGCGGGTGTCATGCTCAGGCACCGCCCTGAAGAGTGGTGAGGATCTGCTGGATGGTCTGCAGAGCGGTCTGGGCGGTGCTGGTGTCCTGCCCGGGCGTGGAGCGCTCCTGGCCGTTCTTGGCGGCCTGATCCTTCAGCAGGTTCGCCTGATTGTCGCGAAAGCGGGATCCAGCGCCATAGAGGTGATCCTGGCGCTCATACGCCCCGCCCTGAGTTTTAAACGAGTAACCCTTGATGCGGCCCTCGCGGTCATCTGATGGAGCTGCCCCAGCGGCGGTGTTGGCAGCGTTCTGGCGCTGATCAATGCGGGCCTGGGCGTCCACCATGCTGGTGGCCACGCGCTTGGCCTCATCCTCACCCATGCCGGTCTGGGACATGATCTCAGCGGTGCGGCGGCGGATTTCCTGCTCACGCTCAAGCGCGGCCACCAGGGCGGTCTGGCCCTGGGCCTTGGCCTGCATGAGTGCGATCTCCATGGCAAGCGCGCTGGTGGCATCCATGCGGCGGGCATTTTCCTGGGCAGCTAATTCGGTCGTTTTTGCAATGGCCTCCTGTTTTTGTTTTTCAGCCGCTTCAGTAACAGCGGCGGAATCGGTCTCTGTCTTTGCCAGACCCTGTTCAGTGGTTTGAATCTTTGCCTGTATATCGAGAATTTTTTGCAAAGACTGGATACGGGCTTCAGCGTCAGGGCTGCGCTGTTCAATGCCGGTCTGGGCGTAATCCTTCATGCCCTGGACAGAGGCTGCAAAGATGCTGCCACCAGCTCCAGCGCGCATCTGATCAATTTTGGCCGCCAGCAGGTCCTGCAAAGCAATCAAGCGTTGAGCAGGTTCCAGCAGTTCAATTTCACGTTCGCGAATGATCCCATATTTTTCAGCCGCACGATCCAGTGATTCCTGTTGCTGCTTTGCCAGGGCATCCTGTCTGCGGGCTTCCTGTTCATCAGCCTTTTTCTTTTTTTCCTGCTCCTGCTCAAGCTGCTTTTTCACAGTCTCGTCTGAAGTGCCTAAAGCATCTCCAAAAGATGCACCAGCCAGCATGTCCACAAGGCCCTTGCCCATAGCCAAAATGGACCCGAACCCTGTTTTCACATGGGTGACGCTGGTGTCGATGGCATCATCGAGCGTTGCCAAAGACTGCACCGCAGATGCCGGCAAAACAGAGGCTTCATCCATGAGCTTCCGCAGCTCCTGGGTGTTGGTGGACAGCATCGGAATCAAGTCAGCGGCTGACTTGCCCATCAGGGTCATGATGTCGTTGAAACTTGTGCCTGACGCTCTGGACTGCTGAAAAGCCTCTGCGAGAGCGATCATCTTTTCATCCAAGGGCATGGCTGCCAACTTTTGAGCACTCAGCCCCATGTTCTCAAAAGCCTTGGCGGCGGCTTCGTTGTCCGCATCGCCCAGGGCTTTTTCCAACCGGATCATGGATGAAGCGACTCCATCCAGGCTGTTTCCGCTGAGCTCGGCGGCAAACTGGACACGCTGAAGCACCTCCGGAGTTTCGCCCAGCTTGTCAGCGGCATCCATCAGGTCGCCATAAGCGGATGTCGTGCCTTTGATTGCAGTCACTGCACCAGCAAGTCCGGCAAAAGCAGCGGCGGCATTGCCACCGATCCCCATGATGGAGGATAAATTCGGCACACTTTTCTGAATGCTCGATCCGAAGGTTTTGAGCCGGGTCTCCAGTGAGTTGAGACCCGCCTCCACCTTCCGGGCATCAAAGCCAAATTCAACAGTCGTGGACATGATTTTCGCGGGGTGTCAATTCGAGTATGAGAAGCCAAACTTGGCGCGCACGCGCTCCCACCATCGACCGATGACGGAAAGCCTTGAGTCAGGCCAGACCATGGGCTCACCATCACGGATGCGGGCCGCGTGAATCAGCTCATGTCCTACAGCCAGCGGCACATCGTGGAGGATTTGATCATAAGTGAAGGAGCCAGGACATGCCCTCGACAGCAGGACCACGTAAGTGGCCTCACTGGAGGGCAAGGCTAGTTTCCCAGCGATTCCTCACTGCCGGAGTTGTCAGGACGAGGCGTTGCCTGTGTCGAATAACCTTCGCGCAGGATCGTCATGGCCAACTCGACCGCAGCGGCCTGCTGGTAGCGCTGAATGTTTTCATCTGCCCACTCCTCAATCACTTCCATGAACCTGGTGCCGTCGCCTCGCAGGTGCTGCCAGTCTTTGGACTCGTGGGAGCACAGCCACAGAATCAGCATGGTATCCAGCAAAACCACGCCAGTGGTGTGCATGACGCCAGCGGCAGGGACATGAGCATGCAGAGCCTTCAGACGAAAATACAGCGACTCACGGCGGATGCTGAAGGGGTGCAGCGTCTTACCCGCCCAGGTGTGGCCGGAGGAGCCCAGGACGGCGGCTTGACGCTCACTGGCGGCCTGCTGGTCAATGGGATTGTCGAGGATGTCATCTGCCGGATCTGGCAGCGCTGGCGGTGGGTTTTTGGGGCGTGGCATAGGTGTGGATGATGGATCAGAGTTCAGGTATCAGTAGGTGCTGGTCTGGGTTCAGTTCCCATTCTGAAGTCTGGGATTGCGAGGCCGTATTGCCCACGAAGAACAGCTCCACATTTGCAGCAGCGCATTTCAACCATGCCGTCAGATGTGCGGGTGAGATTTGACTCGCCATTATGTCGATAGAGATAGCACCTGTGAAAGCACAAGGCGCGGCGGATTCGTTGGAGAAGTGCTTTCATCATTCAGATTTTATGATGGATCTCAGATGCTCCAGTCATCGACGCGGTCCATGGGCCATGGGAGCAGGTTGCCGCGGTTGGCGTAGTCTAGGAGATAGGGCAGCATCACGCGCACCATCTCCTGGGTCAGGACCATGGGGCGGCCATCGCGGCCCAGGATGAGGCGCGGGTGCGTGTCGCAACCATAGACCTGGGTGCAGATGCAGTCCCCACCCTCGGCATCGGGCCAGAGGGCGCGCGGCTCGAAAAACATGCGGCTGCGGCGTGGGCGTGGCGTCATGGCTCACCTGGGGATGCGGAAATGACGGCGGACATCCTCCAGCACGGTTTCCGTGGGCGTGTCGCTGATGTAGGCGCGGCGCTTGCTGCCCGGGGCCTTCAAGAGGACCATGCGCTTCAGCTTCTGCTGGATGTGTGCATTCAGCCTGGCGGTGGTGTAGGCGCCCTGATAGGCGTGCACGAGCGGATGATTCGGGTGCGTCTGCTCCAGGCGCAGGGCGGGCTGGCCTGGCTGCTGGCGGGCCATGAGGCGGGCGGTCTCCCAATCAGCCACGGCATCGCCCGCCGTGAGGGCGCGCAGGCCGCGTGCCGGCAGCTTGTAGGCATGGTTGCCCGGGGGGCCGAGGATGTCGATGATGGGCACGCCTGCGGCCACCGCCAGAGCAGCGCAGAGCGGCAGGTCATTGGTGCGGCAGGACTGCTCTGCAAGCGTAAGGCGTGGATCCCCCTGCCCTGCCTCCAGGGACCAGGCCAGCGGCGCGCCCGGGACAGGCACAAGACGCAGCCCGGTCTGCGGGCGGCGCACATGCTGCAGCAGCGTCATGTAAGCAGCGGCGGCACGCTGAGCCTGCAAGAAGGGGTGATACGGGTCTTCGCGCAGCAGTGTGCCTTCCAGATCGGTGCGGCGAAGCGCATCACGCTCAAGCTGGCACCATTCCGACCTGGGTCCGATGTAGTAGCGCAGCTTGATGGACTGGTTTTTCAGCTCCTCAAACTCCGTCTCGTTCGTGCGGACGGGAAAGCCAAGGGAGGCAAAGGCAGCGGCAAGCTGCAGGCTGGCGGTGGACCAGTTAAAGGCCTGATCTGGGATCATGCAGGGGATGAGGGCAGAGGCTAAGGAAAAGGCCGCCGCTGAGCGGTGATGCTGTCAGCGGCGGCCGGAGGGGCGCTATGGAGCGGAAACCCGCGCCGGATCATCACGCGGCGACCTTCGCGATGAAGGGCCGATAGACGAACGGGATGGTCAGCGTGACGCCATCACCGTCCGTGCTGTCACGCGAGGGATTGCCGATGACAGTCACGTTATCGTCGTCGATGACGAATCCGTGGATGTCGCGGCCATCGGCGACGTTGGCGAGGTCAACAGCGGTGCCAGGATGGACATTCGCCAGGCCATGGGCCTCACCGGCAGGATTGCGGATGGGGCGGCCTTTGATCTCACCCTCAAGCCGAGGGTCTTCATAGCGGAGATACTCGACGGCGCGGTTGCTGCCCTTGTGGGCAACCTCGTCGCGCATGGGCTTCCAGGAGCAGTCAGTGACGAGCATGCCCGTTTCGTCGATGTGACGATAACCAGGCGTGATGCCGTGCTCAATGATGGGTTCGACGGGCATGGTGGTGAGAGAGGTGGAGCGGTGAACGGACGAGCGAAAGAGGGCGGCGAGAGTGACCAATCACGAGCCCGTGGCGGCGGCGGTGCCCTGGATGGCACGCGGCTTCAGGATGCACTTGGTGGTGCTCTTCGCGATCAGCAGCACAACGGGATATTCCCCGACTGAAATGTCTGCCGTGGGGGCGATGCCGCCCGCCGTGGAACTGAGGACATAGACCGGAGCGACCATGGAGAGCGTGGCACCCAGAGTGAGGTCATCGTCTTCGACGACGATGGCCAGCGGCTGACCGGAGGAGGCACCGTGGGCGGCAATGCCCTCGACCTCGTAAAGAGCGGCGTCATCGGCATCGGCCAGGACATACTTGCCGGCAGCGTTCAGCGTGACGGCCTGACCGGCGGTGATGGTGGCGCCTGCGGTGCCGTGAACATACTTGGCGCGGGCGCCAGGCACGAAGCTGGCCGGGGTGACGCTGAGATCAGCGGCGACGAGGGGCAGCGCAGCAAAAGCGGCGGCAAGGAGGACAAGGGAGCGAAGGAGGTTTTTCATGGATGTGTTTGGGCGCTTGGGCTTCCCGGGTGTCGGCATGTCAAATCAGGCGACCTGAATGAGCAGCTCGATGGCGGCGCGGTGCATGGTGACAAGCTCTGGCTCACGCGTCACATCCGCCGGGCTGACCTGGGTGATGTGATGGATGGACCAGCCGGAGCGCAGAGAGATGTCCTGCGCGGCGATGTAGGCCCAAAGTGAAAAATCATCCCTCAGCAGGGCCTGGATGGCAGCCAAGGCGCCCGTGGCCTCCGTGGCGGCCTCAGCGACCTCCTGAGCGGTGACGACATCGACGGTGACGACGATCGAGCGCAGACGGGCGCCGGTGCGCTCATCGGCCCGGACACAAATGGATGGATGCTCGATCTCCTGGCCATCGTCCTGACGGCGAATGGTCCACTCCGGCACGCCTGCGGCATGGGCGGCGGCGGTGTCGAGATAACCCTGCACGAGGGTGCTGATGGCGGTGAGGTAAGGGATGGAGGGCATGGGGATGAATCAGGCTGCGACAAGGGCCTCGCGCTGTGCGCGCCGGATGGCGCCGCGGATGACGTGGGGCATGCGGGCCGCCAGCTTCCGCTCACGGATCTTGGCGGCGCGGTCGGCAATGCCCTGAAGCTGGAGCGCGTCACCATAAGGGACGTTGTTCTCGATGCGGACGCTGTAGCTGTAGCCGGTCATGCGCACCTGGACCTGGCCGCGACCGCTGCCGTGCCGGGTGATCCAGGAGGGCAGCTTGACGTTGAGCTTGGCAGCGGCGGCAGACCATCCGGAGGCGAGCTTGCCGACTGCTTTCTTTCGCTCGGCAATGGACCGCAGCAGTTTGGGCCTGGCAACGTAGAAGGGGGCCTTCTGGCCGCGTGAGATGTTTTTCCGTTTGGTGGCAAAGCGGCGGCGGGTGCGCTCATCCCAGATGGCGGTGACATCGGGGTGAAGCTCCCGGGTCGGCACGGTCATCGGACGCTTCAGCGGCTTGCCAAAGACATGCGTGATTCGACGCTTTCCCTTCAGCGTCACCGGTGCAAAAAGGGCGGCGGCTTCTCGGTCAATCTTGGCCTCAGCGGCTTTCTTGGCCTCACCGCCTTTGACGGTGGCAAACTTGCCCGGGTCATCGGCCACGGGGCGGGCGTGGAACGGCGGGGTGGACTGCACGGCATCGCGCACAAAACCGCGTGCCTCGGTCTCCACCAGCTCACGGGCGACCCGCTGAAGCTGCCCAGGGTAGCGGCGCAGATCCCGCAGCAGGGGCGCGAGCTTGGCGGTGACGACGATCATGGCTCAGGCGGTGAGAAAGCGGCGGGCATTGATCTGCCAGGCCACTTCGCAGGGATCATGGCCGGCCACGTCACCAATGCGCCAGGTGATGTCGTCGAAGGTGAGGGTGTCACCGATAGCCGGGGGGGAGATGAGACGGGTCTTGAGGACCGAGGCGCTGAGACTCTGCAAGCGCTGCAGGCCTGTGCCCTCGGCATTTTGCCGCACCTGCACGGCATCCACCTGAACGGCTCCGGTGTAGTTGCGGCCTGCCAGGGTGATGGTTCCCGGGTGCATGGCTTCCAGCGCACGCTGATGGGCCGTTTTGGCGGTGCGGAGGGCGGTGAGACTCATGAACGCGGAGAGGTGGTCAGATCGACGGCATAGGGCTGCTGGCGCATGGTAAAGAGCAGATCGAGCAGCGGATCAGTCAGGCCCTGGTTGGCATGGGGATGGTGGCAGGGCTCAAAGCGGGCAGGCTCATCGGGCCGGGCCACGTTGGAGTGGCAGGCAATGTCGATCTCGATGAGCTCCTCACCATCAGCACGGCGGAGCTGAAAGCGGCGGCGGCCCGCCAGGCGGTCGGCATCGAGCGTGATTTCTGAGACGGCAAAACCCATGCCTGCGGCAGGGTGTCAAAAAAAAGAGAGGGCCGCCCCCCCAACCAAAGAGAGCGACCCTCATGCGGCGTTGCCGCAGTTTCAGCCGACGAGAGGCGGCGGCGAATTTTTCAGGAGCGGCGGCGGCGGGCGCCAGCGGACTCGGGAGCGGACTCGATGCCACCAGGCACAAAGCGCGGGTTGGCCTTCCGGCGGCCCATGCCCTCAAAGATTTCAAAACGCTCAGCGCTGGTGCACTGCTTCATGGCCTCCTCAGCCTCTGAACCGGATTCTCCGAGATAGACAAGGGAGCGCTGAGGGCTGGCTTTGGATCCGGAAAAACCGATGATGATGCGTGTGCGGGCCATGGTGTGTGGTGTTCCCAGGTGATCGGATGTCAAAAAAGCAGCCCGCCTTTTCAGGGCGGGCTGCTGAACAACATCAATCAACCAACAGACAGATCAGGCGCTCACCAGGCGATGACCGGCATAATCCAGGGTAGAGCCTGGCGCATTGGTGGCACCGTTGCGGCCAAGGCGAGTGCCGAAGACCAGTGTGGGGATCCAGTTGATGTCACCGGTTCCAGCATCCTGCCAGGTGATGGCAGCCATGGAGATGCCAAGCTCAGGATGAGTGACCACCTCGACCGTCTGCACACGGTTGACGTTGATGCCGGCAGGAATGACGGTGTCGATACCATCCGGAACACCGCCCAGGAGGGTGATGGCACGCATGTCACCGAAGAAGCCGGTCAGGGTCTGAGTCGGGGTGATGACACCACCGGTGCCGTCAGCAGTGACCGCTGCAGCCGTGCCAGCGATGGCGTTGGCATAGCTGGTCGCAAGCTGGAAGGTGTTGGCACTGACACGAATGACATAGTAGGTGCCATCCGCGAAACCAGCGGAGAAGCTGGCCGCCGTAACCGTCTGGCCTGTGGAAAGGCCGTGAGAGGCTTTGGTGAAAAGGTCTCCCGAGTTGGCAGCCGTGACGCTGGTCAGGGCCGTGCCGGAGGTGGTATTGGCAAGGTCCGGATACTCCATGATCTCAGCAAACCCGTTCACGTCCGTCCAGCGGCGATAACCTTCACCACGGACACGCTGGCCTGCGTAGTCAGCCGATGTCAGGCGCGAGTCGCCAGCCAGGACATTTGCCACGGCGGTATTGACGACACCAAACCGGCCGGAAGGGAAGGCACCAGCAGTGTTGAGATCACCGCAGATATTGTCCAGCATGTCGCAGTCAGAATCTGCCACGGCGAAAAGGCTGTGCTGGCTGAAGTTTTCGGTGGTCATCTTGCCGATGATGGAATCAATCACGCTCTTGGCGAGAGCGTAACCCGAAAGGCCGATGATCTTGTCATACTCCTGCTTTTTGTCCTGGATGGAATACAGGTGCTGCCACTTGATGCGAGCGCCTTTGTGGGCATCCACCAGCACGTCAACGTCCGTCATCAGGCTGCGGGCCGTCTGACCAGTCATGTTGCCGTAGTTGGCATTGGTGATGTCCTCAACGGCTGGGATCGAAGGAACGTGCGCCTTGTAAGTCTGATTGAGCTTCAGGGGAGTCGCACGCCAGTCCGCACCAATGTAAGGCAGAATGGGCAGCCTCTTCGCAAACGCCTCGATGACGTCCATGAGGATTTCCGTGGAGGTGAGAGTGACGCACAGCCTGCCTGCCTGCGGGTGCAGGACGATCATGGGGCTGGCGAGCGCGAAAGTGGCGGCGGCAGCGAGGATGCCGGCAAGCGGGCTGGCGGCGACCGCAAACTGCAGGCCGACGCAGAACGAGACCAGCAGCAGGGCTGCCATGAGGATCTTAGAGGTATGTTTCATTTTTTGAACGTGAGGTGGAGATGCTGTGAGGGATGAGGGATGATGCTTTAGGCGGCGGCGCGGGCCTTGCGGAGATCCATGACGAGCTTGCCGCGCTGGATCGGATCGGTGCAGTTGCTGATCTGCGTCTCCAGGTCCTTGATCTGCTGCTCCTTGGTGGGAGCGCCGTCACCGTTTCCGTTACCGGAGCCAGCAACAGGCTTGCCAGCACCAGCGGCACCAGCGGCACCGTTGCGAATCAGGCCTTCCAGGTTGGTGACTTTCTCGGAGAGTTCCTTGGTGGCGTTCGCCACATGGGTGTTGAGCTGGGTGGTGACGGCATCCGCCACGGCCTTGTCGAAGATTTTCTTGGTTTCTTCGTCGCTCAGATCCAGCCTGGCATTCGGAGCGGTCGGCTTGTGATTGGAGATGGCGGCGGCGAGCTGCTCTTCGGACATCTCCGGGGTGACGGTGATGCCGTGCAGCTGGCAGAGGGCGAGGATCAGAGGTTTCATGGTGTCGTCGTCGTTTTTGTTGTGGGGCGGGGTCTGGGATTGAGCGCTAGGCTTCGAAGCGGCGGACATGTCAAACATGCGGGCAAAGCTGGTGGGCAGTTTGGCGAACTCGGCGGAGTTGCGAATGCGGGGATGAATGGCCATGTTCGACAGCGCGATTTCATCCGTGACAACATCGACGAGGCCCAGGCGCTTGGCGTCGTTGCCGTCCAGGTAGGTGGTGGCGTCCATGAGAGCGATGAACTCTTTTTCATCGCGGCCGCTGTGCTCGGCATAGGCATTGCGAATGGCGCGGTTGTGCACCTCCAGGGCCTCGGCCATGCGCTTCATGTCCCGGTAATCGCCATCCGTCCAGCCGCTGGCGTTGTGGATCATCATGAGGGCATTGGCCGGCATGTGAATTTCCTTTGCAGCCATGGCGATGACCGTGGCGATCGAGAACGCGTAACCGTCAATGTAGCAGATCACATCGGCAGGGTGACGCTTCAGGATGTTGTGAATGGCCAGACCATCCGCCACCAGGCCGCCTTCGGAGCTGATGTAGAGATGGATCTTGTTCACCGGGCCCAGCTCAGAAAGCTCCTGTTCGAACTCTTTGACGGTGCCGGCCTGGCCTTCAATCGTTCCGAACCATCCCTCCTCATCTTTCTTGCTGTAACCGATGATGCCGCGCAGGCGGATTTCGCCCACGGCGGGGCCCAGGTTTTTGATTTGATACCAGCGTTTCATGGACACCCGCCCGGGGATGTCAATTCCCGGACGAGGCGCTCAGATTTTCCAGATCGGCCGCCAGGCTTTCAGGCGTGAGCTGCTGAACGATGCCAGAAGCGGCCTGCAGCTTGCGGCTGGGGATGGCCAAAAGAACTGCCACCGCAGCAGGCACACCCTTTTCCTTGCCGCGCTGGATGGCATACTGAATGTCATCGAGCTTCTCGTCGATCGAGGCGCGGCGGATGTCTTCACCGCTGCCGCCGGTGCGGCTTTCGACGTAGTCCTCGACGGTCATGAGGTTGTTGTCGATGCGCTCCATGTCGGCCTTATGGTCGCGGCCCAGGTCAACGCTGGGATCCGGGTCGGCGACAAAGTCGATGTCGTTCCAGTCCTCGACCCCTGCAAATTTCGACAGGGCACCCTCTGGCATCATGGCATCGGCAATCACCCATTCCCAGGACCACTGCAGGAATGGGTAAAGGATCTGCCGGAGGTTGGCGTGAGCGCGTTTGACCTTTTCGATCAGGCCACGGAAGGCCGTGCCGCCCAGGCTGCCCATGCCGAAAATCCACTCCACGGGATAGCCGAGGCCATAGACAAACGGGTTGAGGATTTGCTCCAGGATGGTGCTGAAGGGAATCGCCTCGCCACCCTGGAAGAAGTTCATGGTCTCGCCATCGGCCAGCGGGATCATCACCGCGCCGTCCGCCAGCTCGACAAACCGCCGCCCGGTGTCGGTGGCAGGTGTGCCAGTGGTCGTGCCGGCCAGCACCTGCTGCATGGAATTGGGCATGGCGCCGTCGCGGGTGGTCGTGGCACCCAAGAGAGCGGCCCGGACTTTGGCGCTGTGTTTTCGGATGGCCTTCAGGTCCAGGATGTCGAGCAGATCGACATTGCTGCGGAAAATCCAAGGCAGGCCGTGGTATTGGTTGAACCGGATTTTTTGGACGATGTGAAACACCACCTGGGGCGACAGGTCGGTGAAGTTTTTCGGGTTGTAGGCGTCTGGATCCTGATTCACCCGCACCAGCTCAAGCTGATCGTAGTTGTTGAACTTGAGACCGTCCATCCAGCGTGATGTTTTCGCTTCCGCCGTTGTCACCGTGCCGTTGGTGAGCTGGTCGCGCAGAAAGGTCTGCAGCTGAAGGCGTCGGCGGGATTTGTCCTGCAAGCGCCACTTCATGGCCTCGGGCAGATCAGCAGAAACTTTTTGGACGAAGGCCTCACCATCACCCAGCACCGCGCTGATCCAGAGCGGCTGCAGATCGTAGAAGCTGCCGCCCTTGCGAATGTCAACGGCCTGCGAATCGGCCCAGGTGCGGAAGTAGGCGGTGGCGGCTTTGCGAAACTCGGGATTTTTCGAGATGCTCTTGATGCCGATGCCGCGACCAATGGCCTCACGGGGCAGGGACTGGATGCAGTAAGCAAGCTGCGGGATGGCGTCTTGAAGAAAGCGGCTGATCTGCACCCGGTCCCGCGTCTTCATGATTAGCTCCATGGAGCGAGAACTCCAGGGCTGCTGAGTCGGCATCACGCGATAGACGCTGTTGGCGGTCGGCAGGGTTCCAGCGTTGGAGATGGCAGGGGTGACGATGGCGGCGGCCTTGGATGGCGCGGCGGGCTGGCGGCGTTGTTTTGCCATGGGATGAATCAACTGTTGAGGCCGTCAAGAGCGTCGGCAGGTGCAGGGGTGAATCGAAACGCGAAAGGCTTTTTGAAATTGGTGGCTGCCTGACCGGCAAGCGTTTCCTCAAGGTCCTCAATGGCATGTTGGATGGCATCCATGTTTTCCTGGGGGCTGGGGCCTCGGTGCTGCATCGAGGCGGATTGCCCGGAAAAGGCGGTCGCCGTCACTTCAGCCGGACCCGCGTTTTCAAATTCCTTGAAGCGTTCATAGAGCCAGTCGATTTGCTCCTGTGTGTTGGCGGCGCCCTTTTCCATGCGGGCGCGGAAAAGCCAGGATTTTTTGAGCGAGAGGAGATCGGCGGCCATCGTTTCGGGCGGGTGTCAAAGGATGCCGGCAGACCGCGCCAACCATAGGCCGATCATGCTCAGCTTGGTGCAGTCGCCAAAATGGTCGTCAGGCACGCGGGCCCAGACGCCTGTGGCATCACGCTTCTGGTTTGCATGCCCGAGCTTCAGAGCGGCGTCGGCATCGGCTGGGAAGTGAATGCCGCCGTTACGAGCTTTGGCCAGCCTGGCGTCGTAAAGCTCATCTTTTGCCTGTTTATCCGGATAGGTGATGAGTTTCAGGTTTGGCCGGCTGGCGGCGCGGGTCTCGCTTACACCGCCGTGCTTGGCGTCGGAGCCTCGCGTCGGCCACAGGAAGCCGTTGCTGGCCTGGCAGACATCGAACTGTGTTTCGGTCAACCATCCGGAATCCACAAATCCGCGCAGCGGGTAGGCCTTTTCGGTGGTGCCTGCGATGGGATAAATGCGGGCTTTCAAAAACTCGGAATTGATCAGCTCGCTGCTGCTCAGGACCGTGCCCCAGTCAATGATCCACAGGCCGCCGTTGGCATCAATGGCGACCACCTCCCAATGCGTCAGCAGCTGGCCGGGGTCTGCCGCGAGGAACATGAGCCGCGGCTTGAACGGCACGGTGCCGCGCACATAGTCACGCTGGCAACGCTCGATGTCGGCAAGCTTCAGACTCACGTCGTATTGCTGCCATGGCTTGGCCAGTCGGCTGTTGAAGTAGTCCTGCAGGCCAAAGAAATCGCGCCGGGCTTCCAGGTAGGCCCAGGCCATGGTGCCGAAGCTGATGGTCGGAGAGTAGAACGACGGGATGATGAAGCTGCGCCGTGACTTGGCCGCCAGGGTGTTGTGCCGGTGCTCCTGGCATGTCTCAATCATCGGTTGCTTGTGCGTCTCGTCGATCTCACAGCCGTTGTGCGGGCAGATGTAGCGGACGGTCTCACGCACCTTGGTTTCATCCCAGTTCCCTTTGCCGTCGCGGGCGTCCTGCCAGGTCAGCGACAAGTAATCGCTGCTGATCTCGATGCCGGTGTTGGTGGCATACTCTTCACGGTCCTCGGGTCGGTTGACGAAATCCAGGTAGAACTCTCCCTTGCAGTGCGGACAGGCGACCCAGAAGCGTGTCTGGTCACCGAGGAGAATGTATTGCCAGAACGGATGGTTGGGGGTGTTCGGCGTGCTCGATCGGTAGTGAAAGGCCATGGCGCCAAAGCCGTCCGTGCGTTTGGCCGCCAGGTGGAAAGGGTGCGCTTCCGGTGCCTGGTCGCTGCCCTGGTGGATCAGCTTGGCCGCCTCGTCGATTGCCACGATGCCGTAGGATCCACCCGACAGGGCGCCGGGTGAGTTTCCGCCGACCAGGTTGATCATGCCGCCGTCCATGTCCATGGCCATGGCACGGAAGTTGTCGGAATTGCCGGGTTTCCTGCTTTCGAGGATGGGGTTTTCGTTGATCAGCGGTTGCAGACGCTTCTCGCTGATTTCCGTCTTGGTCCAGTCCTTGGAGCTGCCGACGATCAAGGCCGGCAGCGGCGAATTGCAAATGCGGTAGCTCAGGCCGAGGGCCAGGATTGTAGTCTTGGCGATCTGAACGCCAGCCGACACACCGCAGTGTTGCACGCCGCTGTCAGGGTTCCAGCATTCGAGGATAGGCCGCTGGTAGGGGCGCAGGCCTGTGCGAAACGGCCCGGCCGAATTCGGGGCCATCTTGGCAGGCAAAACGATGTGCTGTTCAAGCCACGGCACCACGGCCGTGCGAGGTGCCAGGTGGAACAGGCCCAGGATCTCCGCCATGGTGGCTGCATCACGCGCTGTCATGCGGCCGGCAGCAAGGTCAGTTCCGTCATGGTCGCTGTCAGAGCAGGATTCCAGCGGCGGGTTTTCCAGGCGGCAATGCCCTTCATGGCCGCAGACGGGTCTTCAGGATTGGCGGCCTGAGCTAGCTCCCCGTCCATCGCTTCGAAGAGCGCGGCCATTTTTTGCACGGCGGCCTTGGCCTGCTGCCAGTCAGCCATGGGCCTGAGCTTGCCAGATTCCAGCTCAGCCTGGACGCGGTTGCGGCGGGCGCGCTCATAAGTCTTGAACGCCTCCCCGGCCACCTTGACGTAAAGCACAGCCAGAGGACCATCATTGCCGCGGATGGCCCGATCACGCTGCTTGTTCGCCTCCACCATCGATGTCCAGGCCTCGCATTCGGCATACTCCTCTGGAGTCCACATCGCCCTAGGCTTGGACAGTGCCGGCGGGGCAATATGGCCGTCCATGGTGTCCGGATCAGCTGGCGGCAGTGGCAGGGTCTTGCTTTGCACCACGGTGAGCGCCTGGGCCTCCAGAACAGTCGGAGCTTCCGTCCTTGCCGCCTTTGCCCCCATGGCCGCCATGAACGCCAGCCAGTCAGGATGATTTTTCTTTGCCCGGTCCTGGGCCGTGCGCAGAGGAATCCCGCGCGCGGCAGAGTATGCCCGCTTCAAATCGGAGAGCGCGTGTGACCCTTTGGCCATACTGCGCGGCGGGTGTCAATGCGCAAACGCTAGGCTAAATCTGCAAGCCCTGCATTTTGCCATACTGCGCATGCGGACTTGCGCCGCCGCTCGCAAAAAGCCCGCGAGATCTTTAAC